AAACTCTTAGGCATTTTTGACCCTCACTCCATTTGGTTTTCCGAGAATAATTTTCATATGCTTCTTGCCACCGAGGGTTCTCTCGTACCAACCGTCGTAGCCGGGATATTTTCCGTTTGGATGTTCACCGATATATTTTACATCTTTTCCGGGTAACATTTTTTTGATATCTTCAATGTCCGAAACAAACGGAACTTTTTTGTACTTGATCATCACATGTGCCATTCCACCACTTGCTTCTACATAGTTGCCTTTTGTTCTCAGCATCTTAGCGGTTTTATTGATCATCACTTGTTTGGCGGCATCAGTTCCATCAGTTCCGGAACCAGCCAACTTCAATCCCCCCGGACCCTGTTTCCCGAAACGCACTGCATCAATTTCTGGATCGTTGTCAGTATTTGTACCAACCCAAAAAGTAAAGTCAGATGGAAGATCGCTTGGTTTGCTGAAATCAACATGTCCACCGATAGGAGAATATGTTCTGTCAATCAAGTTGAAAATATCTCTAGAGATTTCGTTATTCTTTCCGAGCAACACTCTAGGGATATTTGCAAACTTTCTGTTTGGCAACTTTATCTCTTCTTCTAAAAACTTTCGAAAGGATTTCATTTATCTTCTCCGCCGGTTTCTAAACCGTCTAAAGAAATCTTTTGGATCTCTATAGACTTTTTTGTAAAAATCAGGATCAATATAGTTTGGATACCCATCGCCATCATCGTCATCGCTCACATCAAATGGATCACCAATACCACCCGGACCAAAAACATTTGGAAGATGTGGTGCAATACCGAATGGATCAAGATATGGAGCGACCGGAGCCAGTGGATTTACTCCCGGTGTTGGGGGTGGTCCGGGGTTCGGTGTAAACGGTTTAGATGGATAGTCTGGTCCATACGGTCCTGAGTCTGGGGTTTCAGGATAGAATGGATCTTGTGTGTCTGGATCGTGAAAAATAGGCGGGAGATTTCCCGGCATCACAGGATCTCTCATACCCGGAGGTAATGCTTCACCTTCAACATAACCTCTTCTATTCAGTCTCACTTCTTACTCCAAGTCCCGCCTTCGCCTTTGTACCACTTTGATGCCCAAGCGTTTGCATATGCTGATGGGTAGACATCAAACTTTGCCTTGGCTTTTGCAATGGCTTTCTTCCAGAGAGCAGGGTTGTTTGGTTTGTTTTCACCCTCTCGTAAAAATTTTCCAAATGACATCATCGATTCGTTTTTCTTATCCAAACCTTTTGCTCCTGTTTTTACCATTACTGGTTTTTGTCCCTTTTTAGACTCGCCACCTTTGGCTTTGTCCCCGGCTTTCTTTTGTGCATCTCGTTTACGTCTGACAAACTCTGCTCGTCCTTCTTTTCCGAGTTGCTTGGCTTTCTCAGCGGAGAGACATGCAGAATAGGCATCACCTTCTTTTGCGTCACCACACTTGCCGATACGATCACCGGATGCGTTGAAGCGATCCCAACCACCTTCTTCTTTACCGCCGCCTCCGCCTTTGCCGAACCAGTCGCCAAGTCCAGAGTCTTTGTATACTTCGTTCATGCAATCATCACAACCACAGTTGCACTCTTGCTCTTCTTCGGCTCTTTTTTCTTTGCCATCACAATGTGCTTTTTGTGAGAAACCTTTTGGATTATCACAGTCGATAGAGTCTTTATACTTTTCTGACCATCCTTCACGGAGAACTTCAACTACCTCGTATCCTTGCTTTTCCAACCTTCGAATACCGATACTATCAGTGGCAAACTTGAAGTTACCTTCCTTAGCGTGCTGCATGATTGAGACATCTTTTTTAGGATACAATTTTTTGATACGCTTGGCTTCTTCTACAGCATTTTTGTATCCAAAGACACCTCTAGTTGAAATCCTTGCTTGTTTCATACCTCGTTGATTTGCGGGTAAGTTTAGATACATGGCTTCTGATTCACAATGTGCCTCAGTAACTTTACCCTTCTTCAGAAGTTTTGATACAGGTTTATTCTTTTCCCAGAATTTACATGACCAGTAGCCGGGAGTGGTCTTGTCTTTCTTGTCGGCACAGTTATGTCTTGCACGAAAGTTTTTCAATCGCTCAGGATCATCTCGCTTGATCGAAAGATTTGGATCACCAAACTTGACCATAATCACATTTCCCGAAGACGGATTTTTTACATATACCCCAAACTTTTTCTTGGAGCCGGAAGGAAGACGAAACGGATCGTCAAGTGTTACTTTTTTACCTTGGTATTCTGCCATTATTGTTTCCCACGCATTGTTCCATTTCGATTATGAAATGTCATTGTTCTGGCTGCTCTTCTTGCAAGTTCACCTTCCATGCCAAACGGACCAGATGGCTCAGACGGCTCATCAAGTGGTGGTTCGTAACTCGGCGAATCTGGTGGTGCGTCCGCAGGCGTACTTTTCGGAAGATATGGATTGTCTAGCGGATTGGGTTGTACCTCTGGATTACTCGGATTCCAAAATTCTGGTGGAACGCTTGGCAACGGAATGTCAAAAGGTAGTCCAAGTGGATTATCATCGTCATCGATTTCAGTCGGAATTTCAAAGGGAAGTCTAGGAATCAGAGGATTGTAATCAGGATGCAGCCAGTACGGAACCATAATGACAGGTCCATTCTTTCCTAGTGGATAGTACGGATACAATTGATTGGGATCACCAAAAATTGGTGTTGGATCAAAATCCGGAAGATTCGGATATCTAGGATCAATCGGAATTCCTTCGGGTTCATCAGAACCGGGACCGTAATCTGGACGAGGCCCCGGAGTTGTCCTCGGTCTGCTGAACGGATGGTCTGGTGGGTAGTCTGATGGAAATTCTTCTGATATATTTTTCATATATTTACCTCACCCAAAATTTGCATTTCTATAATCTTCGGGTACTGGAGGCCAATTCCATGCTGGCGGCCACCACGCTGGTGGATTCTCTGCTTCTGGATCTGGCCATGCTGGTGGCCAAGGTTGACCATCTGGCCATCCCGGTGGTTCTGGGAATTGAACTGGATCGTTCCACCATTCTGGTTCATACTCTCGTCCGGGTTCTCCGGGTCTTCCATCTCCGTCAGGATCTCTTTTCGTTATTCTTTTGGGAAGAAATGCTGGTTCTCGTACAGGAATTCTGAGTGGATTTTTCAAAATACTTGGATCTGGAAAAATTCCCGGTTTACCCGGAACAAATACCGGGGGAAGTTGAATTGGATTATCTGGAAGAAAAGGAATCTCTATAGGTGGCTCATCGAATCCGGGAATACCGGGAGTCAAATTTGGAATATTGAGTGGACCGCCGCCACCGGGATTACCATCTCCATCGGGATCCCACCATGTTGGTGTAAAATCAGGTCTTTTGTATGGTCCGGGGTTAGTACCATCTGGATCAAAAATACTTGGATCTCTAACGGGAGCATCAGCAGGGGTACTGGTTGGAAGTTCCGGAATGTACGGATTGTCCATCTCTTCTTCGGGACGTTGGTAATTGTAGGTTCTTCGATTGAGTTTCATGAAACCGTCCCCTTGTCCTGTTATTTAGTGATTCAAACAAGTCGGGAGAAGTTTCCTTGCTTCTGGAAAGTAATCTGATTCTGAAATTTATCAACCAACTGATCTGCCTTATGTGAAATTACAAAAATATGGCTTTGTGTTGAAAGTTTATCCAATAATTTCAAGAAATCGTCCGATCCGATGGCATCCAGCGATGCGTCAAATACCTCGTCAAGAATCAGCAGGTTTGTATTTGCAGAGTTCTTGAGTCTGGATACCTCACGCCAAGCCAGAAGAATGGCAAGATCAATACGCATCTTCTCACCCTCAGAGAACGACATGTACGAGAAGTTATCACGATGCCGACTCTTGATTGTTTCGTTGAAGTTTTCATCCAGATCAAACGAAACATAGAAGTCCATCTCTTTGAGATGCTTGTTTACCAGTGCATTGATAATCGGAAGGTAGTAGCGAATGACCTTGGCTTTGATGCCAGAGTCCTTGAGCATATGTCCAGCATGTGTGAAGGTGTTTCGTTTGATCAAAAGTTCTTCTTTTCTTTTCATCAACTTTTCACGATCAATCATTACGTTATCCAGTTGTGCCTTGACATCTTGGATGTCCCCATCCTCAGACTCTTGTAGTTTTTCTTTTTGATTTTCAATGGTTGTGAGTCTACCCTTTGCCGTTTTTTGCGTTGTCACAAAGGCAATGCGATCCAGCCTCAATTCTTCAATACTTTTTTGCACGGAAGCAATCTCATTACTTCTTTCGATTTGTTTCTTTTCCATGCTGTCAAGTTCTTGCAGTGCTGTCTTCAAAGTGTCAATTACATTATCTGCCTTTACCGTTGCTTCGATACGACTATCTTCAGTGATTTCTTGATGGCATGTAGGACAGTTTTTATTGTCGGTGTAGAATCTGCTATTCTTTTCATTCTCTTTGATCTCTCGATTCATTCTCATTCGGGCTTGAGCATACTTTTGAATACGATCAGTCACGGTCCTTTCATCTGAGATTTTCATAAGAAGATCACTAATTTTTTTATCAATCTCCGTGATTCCCGATTCTGCTGTATTGATGGTTTGATTTGCGACAATGACTTCTTCGTTCAAATTCTCTAATTGCTCACCACTTCTTTTCTCCAAAGATTTGATTAGATTCACAAGACCAGTTCCACGCTCTTTGTTGATAGAAAGATTTCTTGTGATTTCATTCACTTCGTTTTTGACTGCCGATGACTTGTCACGAAGAACAGAGTTCATATTTGAGAACACCTGAATATCAAGAATATCTTCGATGACAGTACGGCGATCTGCTGCCGACAGTTGCATGAAAGGCACAAAGGATGATGCACCCAGAATCACAACCTGTGTGAAAGACTTGTAGTTCATTTTGAGAACTTGTTCCTCCAGCATCTTTTGATAATCTTTAGAACGAGCAATGACATCCATCAACTCCCCATCCTTGAAGACTTCAAATTTCTTTGGTTTGAGTCCTCTATGAATCTTGTACGAAGACTCGCCTATCTTGAATTCTACCTCAACCACACAATCCTTTTCGTTGACAGAGTTCGGAAGTTGTGGAATGTTGATCTTACGAAACGGCTTGCCGAACAATGCAAACGTGATGGAGTCCAGCAGAGCAAAAGACTTGCCGTGTCCATTGAGTCCACTGACAAGCGTGGTGCGGTGACGGTTCAGGTCAATCTCAGTGAAGTGATTGCCGAAGGAGCCGAAATTTTTACATCTGATCTTCTGGAATTCTATCATAAATCGAAACTTTCAAGGAATAAATCCTTGAACACTTCTTTCAATCTTTCACATTCTTCAGGGTCATCACGAAATGACTCATCAACATGTTGATTGATAAGTGTCAAGGTATCGGTGGACAAAGCAGTCTCATCGATGGCTGCTTCATCGACCGGATCATTTGCTTCATTTTCAAGGAAGGTCACGCTCTCTGGAGATTCGGCATATATTCTTTCGAGCATTCGATCAAACTTTGCCGGATTCTTTTTATCGTGAACAAAAACTTTTACGTAACAGTCTTTATATTGTGTGTAATTTAGTTCATCAATATCAAGCGTGTCTCTGTATGGTATCGCATGAAACAGACGATGTGGATTTTCGATAAACTCAATCTCATCTTTATCTGTATCGTAGATATGAAAACCTTTTTTCTCAAACAAATCTGAGAAGGTCATTTGATACGCTGTACCAAAGTAGGACACATTGTTATTTTCGTGCTTTTGGTGGAAGTGTCCGGACCAAACCCTATCAAATCGATCACAGAATCTTGGATCCATTCCTCCATTATGACGCACATTTCTCATCACTTGATATCCGTCAAGTTCAAAGTGACCACACAGAATCGGTGCATCTACATCATGTATCCACTGTAAAATCTCATCTTGATTTTCTTTGTTGACCCATGGAACCATAGCAAAGTTCTTATTACCTAAACCAAGAACAACAGGTTTGGTGTAGATGTGAAAGTTTGGATACTTCGTATCAAACAATTCTTTTGGTGAGTTTACGTCATTTGTATTCTTGAAATAGGTATCGTGATTACCGACGATGCAGTGAACATTGATTTTTTCTTCAAGAAGACGATCCATAAACCGAGTTCGCATCTGATGCAAAGTATGAAAGTTCACATACTTTCGACGATCCATCAAATCACCCAAATGTAAAACCTGAGTAATTCCCTGTTCTTTCATCATCGGAAAGAAGATGTCATCGAAGAATCTAAAAGTGTATTCCAAAAATACTTGGGAATCACCTTTTGCTCCGAAGTGCGTGTCGGTGATGATTGCAATCTTCAAAATAACTCTCCGCCACCTGTGGAGCCTTTAGTTCTTTTCTTTCTTTTCTTTTTTGGTTCGACATTTACAATGTCATTTTCGGTCAACTTCAAGTGAGCAGCATAAGGATTCTTTTGACTGCCATCTGGGTCGAGCATCGCAGCGAGTTCTCCCTTTGCGTCTGCCGCCTCCATGAGTTTGTACTTGATTGTGTCCTGCTTTTTTTCTCGTGTGATACGACGAAGAAATGCGAAGTATGTGATTTGTGTAAAGTATGAAAATGGATTGCTTGATTTTTCAGGATCAAAGTTCTTGGCTGCAATCAGACAATTTTCAATGGCATCACCAACCATTTCATCTCGAAAAGAATAATTGATAAAGTTGGGACGAGTCGAGAGTCTTTCTGCAATGAGAATAAAGCATTCACCAATGTACTCGGTTATCTGCGGAACAAGATCTCCCGCCTCTTCCGCAACTTTGACTTGCTTCTTCCACGAAACAATCTCTTCAAAGAATTTCTTATTGTCGATATAGTGTTCACTCGCCATTTCAATAATCTACCTTCAATTTTTATTATGTCAAGTAATCTTCTGGATTTGGTGACCAATCGGTGTAGGACTCACCACTTCCTTGATCTTCGTTTTTGACAATTTCAATATCTGCTCCATCTTCATCAATGTCATCTATGTCATCCATCACTTCGTCAAGAAAAGATTGCATATTGTCTTCCATTTTATTCATTATTTTTTCTTTATCAGAAAGTTGATCTTGGACTGCCTTCAAAAGACTGTCGATACCACTCATATTTTTCGGAAGTCGTGACATTGTGCTTGATATTTTATTTTGTTCAAGAGAAAAACCTCTGTTGTGTTCGTCATCCAATTTCTTTTGAATCTCGTATGCTTTCAAAATCTCAGGATCCGCGTCGAATATTCCAAGAATATGAGTTTTTTCGATAGTCGCCTTGTTCGGAATACACGCTCGCATCCAGTCGTAGAGAACAATTGATTCTTTTTTCATTCCGCTCATTGGTTCGACATAGTGCATAACCTTCATAACCATAGGTCGATCAACTGTAATTGAATCTTTCTTATTCTGTGTCAATTGTGCAACGATGTCCTCACCACTCTTCAGTTTTAGAATTCTAAAGGGGGTCTTACTCATTCCGTTCTCCTTGTAATGGCATTTTGATAACTTTGTATTCAAAGCCTTCCGCGTCGTATATTTTTTTACGTTCGTAAAAATGACGCAGCGTATGATTGACGTATTTTTTCCATGACAAATCGTCAACTATGTCATAGAGTCGTGCGGTGCTTTTGTGAACAGACTTTCTAAGTTGTCTTCCAATACTCTGTAGCACCCTGACCCGACTCTTTGACGGTGACGCGAACACAATATTATTTAGTCGTTTGATGTTCACACCAGTTGAAAAAGTTCCGTACGATGCAATAATGATTGAATCATCTGTCTGTTCGACCAGTTTACGAGCCTCTTCTCGCTGCTCTACGTCTGTTCCACCGTAGATAAAATGAACTGGTCGATCACAATCCTTGAGCATTTCGTGCAAAACCTTTCCGTGCTTTTCGACAAATTGAAACAGTATGAGAGTGTTGCCTTTTGTATTTTTCGCTAGGTCACAAATAAATTTGTTTCTGCGATTATCTGTCACAATCCATTCTATCTCATCTGCATACTGTGTTCTACGCATGAACTGTCGATCAGTTCCTCCATATGATAGCAAAAGACAATCAATAGTCAAGTCTGAAAGTAGTTTGCGTTCCATCAACTTCTTGGTGGTCACAACTTTCTTGGTTGGACCAAACAAACCTTCGATGACTAACTTGTGTGTCAGTAGTCCGTCAAGTGTTCCGGTCGTTGCAATACGATATGGACACATGGTCAAGCGGGAGAGGATTTGTTTCAATGATTTCGATTTGAACAGGTGTGCTTCGTCGCCAAAGACAGTCCCAAATTGTTGAAAGAATTCTTCGGGCATGTTTACTAATGATTGCCATGTTGATATCACAACTCGACTGCGAGTTGCTTTTTCCTTTCCTGAGTAGAGCATGTGACAATGCGTTCGGGCGTTCCAGCCCTCTCCGCCATACTCGATAAAGTCGTGAAACATTTGTGAAACCAGACCCACGGTGGGTACGATAACCAAAACCTTTTTGTCCTCGGGAGTAAGGTTCATGAAATGTCTCATAAGTGTATAAATGATCAAAGACTTGCCAGAGCCAGTGGGTGAAAGAAGCAAACATCGCTCGGTGTTCATACCGTGGAGTATGGCTTCCTTCTGGTGTTCGTGGGCTTTGACCGCCTTCCCCCCTATTTCAATGTTCAAACCGCTCATAAGCGATTCTAGGTGGCTCTTTGACCATTTCTTTTTTGTTCTATTGGGCTTTTCTAAAGTATACCCACGATCTCTACAGAACTTATCAACATATGATTCAAGTCCTGTGTAGATTTTCTGTGAATACATGTTGTAAAGTTTGATCTGCCCGTCCCACTTCTTTGCACGATAGGAGGGCATAAACTTGTGACCGGGAACTTTGAACGTAAAAAAATCAGACAACTCTTTTGCATGATGTCTCTCACATTTTACTTTGATATTACAGGAGTCCAAGTCCTCGATCACATAATCTGGCATACATTATATTTATCCCCCAGATAAAAATCTACGCCACTCAATCGCGTTCTTGATCTTGGTATGTCGGAAGGTAATCTCTTTCACTACATCCTCAAGATATTCTACCATTGATTTGATGTAGGTGATTACTTCTTTTCTTTTGCAGAGATCTTCATCACTGTTCAAAAAGATTGGAATGTCCTGTTTGAGAATATTATGTTGAAAAGGTTCCCATCCTTTTTGCTTCAGAGTATCCTCGTCCATTTTTCCTGTATAGTATTCCCACTTCAGACGATATAGACGATTGTATTCATTCGTCGCTTTTTCGAAACGTAATTTTGAATCATGGTATAGATTCAAATACTTGTTATGAAGTGTTGGGAGACGAAGGGATTCTATGTCCAGTTGCGTATCATCGATACGAGCATCAGCCTCTACCATCTTTCTAATATCACTTAGTTCCATAATGTAATCCTTTTTCCCTTTTCTCTCGTTGACACTCGGATTATAAGAGTAACCAAGGGCTTGTCAAGAGAAAATCAGATAGAAAATCCAGATTCCGGTTCAACGAAGTCGTAGGTGTCGAAAGCGAAAGAAGCAGTCGCAGTAAACGGAGCAAGATCATTGATTGAAGAATCGAATTCTAAACCAGTCAAAGAGACTGGAAATATATTTCTAAACTTGATATGCAGATTAGCGTTACTTTTGCTATCCAACAAAATAAGTTCAGCGTCACGATATTGATTATTGAAGTTTTTTTCATGCCCCTTGTGGTCTTTGATCAGATAGATGGACTTCATCCAATCTTGAATCTCTCTCCAGTTGGACATATTTTCATCAACAAGGAATCCAATTTCAAGATTATCAAAAGTAACTTTTGTACTTGGAATCTTGAGAGAGGAGAATCTTGTAGGTTGCTCGATTGCACTTTGGGAACCGAATCCGGGCAATGTCACAGTTTGACAAAAATAGTTGAATGTATCAAATCCTTGAATTTGAAATCTAAAATAGTTTTGATACAGAAAGTTTACATTTTCAGGCTGCTTACGCTTGAGCGTATTCGGTTTTGAGGTTTCTGCACCGAAAGTAACACCGGGAAGATTGAACCCGTTGGTCATGATCGAATCTTTGGTTGCACCCGTAAAAGTAAATTCTTCTCTAAAATCCAAAAATGGATTCTTTTCAAAAGTTTTTGGATCACTCATATGAGTATTTAGGGTAAAAGATAAGAGGGGCTTTCGCCCCCCTTACCTTGTTGAGTTAGACACTCTATCTTAGACTCTCGCACCATGGAGGTTGAGAATACGGAAGATTCTATAGTATTGGTTATTACCAAAGGCATTCGAATTGTGTGGATCCGAACGATCAGTTCCGCCACCAGAGACGAATGGGTTGTTGACAAGACCGTAACGAGTCTTGAAACCAATTCTAGGTTGGAAGTCTTCTTCACCAACGGCACGCACCATTTGGAGCGGGACGTATGGGCAGTAGAACATACCAGCGTCATAAGGGCTAGTGCCTCTATATCCAACACAGACAAAATCTGAGCCAGAGTTGGTGTAAGGATCAATGTAAACCTTGATCTTACCATTCAGAGTACCAGCAAACGTGTTACCAGTATCATCAACATCGAGGTTGATGTCAGGTGTTGGGGTCAGGTTCAAGAAACCAGACATGGCAAGTGCCGAAGCGACATCGGAAGTCGTGACGATAAAGTTACCCTTACCACGACGAGTTTCCTTAGCGATGACGTTTGCTTCACGTTCGATTTGGAACATCAAGCCACGGAACTTCTCAGCACTCCAACGACCATCGGAGTCAGATTCGACATCATAGATGCCGCCGCCGCCGAGGGCACCGAATGCGGTGACACCAGAAGAACGGAATCTAAGATCAGTTTGCTGACATCCGAGTTTCGCATTTCTGTAGATCGAACGAACAACTTCACGGTTGATTTCAGCAAGGATTTCAGCCGAGAGAATGTTAGCCAATTCAGTTTCAGCATCCAGACCGTGAACAGCCTTGAGATCCTGAGCGAGTTCGGAGGTGTATTCAGCCTTCAATGCACGAGTCTTAGCAACCACGGATTGACGGTCGATTGAGAATGACATCTCACTGAAGGTACGATCTGCTTCTTCGAAGAAGGAAGAGGTAGCACCCGGCAACGCTCCTTCAAACGAGAGAGTAGATGCTCGGGCGGTGGTAAGACCAGAACCGAATGAACCACCAGTAGCAACACCCTGTCCAGCAACACCGACAGAACCGCCTGCATTACCGAGAGGGTCACCAGTACCACCGGAGATTGGGAAACCAACACCAGCAGCAGTGCCAGCCTGACCCGTGTTACGGGAGAAGCCGGTAGGTGCTTCGTCGAAGAGTGCTTCGGCAGAACCTTGACCACCCAACTTAGACTTCATTGCAAAGATAAGACCCGTAGGACCAGACATAGGCTGGACACCACAGATATCATAAGCAATCAAGTTAGGCATTGATCGACGAACGAGTGAGATGAGAACAGGGTTGAAACCTGCAACGCTAGAGAAAGCACCAGAGGTGTCACCATAAATGGAGTCAACCCCGGAGTGGTTACCAATTTCGGCTTCCATAAGAGCCTTTTCTTGGTTTTCAAGGATAATCGCAGTAACATTCTTGCGATAATCATCCTTGATGGATGGGAGGTCGTTGTGTTCGATGACGGGTTGCCACTTATCACGCAGGCCTTCGACTAAAAGTGTGTCAGACATTTTTTTTCCTTTCGAAAGAGTGTCTAATTAGGAAGTGGTTCGATTCTTTTCAATCTTTGCGGATCGAGAAAGAGCGGAAGAATAAGCCTCCATCGAACGAGAAAGATCTGGTTGAGTTTCTTCAACTGCTTCTTCTTCGGTCATGGAAAATTCCTCAACAAGAGGAGTTTTTTGGGCAACATAGGAGTCACTGGAACCATCAGCAACGGACTGTGTAAAGAAATTTTCCTTCAGAATGCCCAACTTTTGAGCAAATTCTTGAGGACTGTCGAAATCAATCTTTTCAGCAAGGTTTCTAAAACGATGCTCTTCCGTCTGGGTCAAATCCTTAGTGTGGGATTCGTAGACGGCTTCAGCAGATGCCTTAGCACCCTGTGCTTTGAGTTCAACATTTTGCTTGTATGCCTCATTGAGTCTTGAATTCAATTCGTAAACTTTGTGATTCAGTCCTTCAACAATGTCGTAGGCTTCATCGGGCATATTGATGTAATGGGTTTCGAAAAGTTGCTTCAAACCCATCATGAATGATTCGGTGATATCGGAACGAATGCCAGAGTCGATTGCAACTTGATTTTCTTTCATCCAGTTTTCGACAACATAGGAGAGGTATTCGTCCATCTTATCAGCAAGAGCATCTGCTTGTTGACGAAGTGCAGTTTGGAATTCTTCGTACATTTCAGCACGAACATCTTCCATCTTCATGTCAACAGCAGCGTTGAACACAACGGCAGCCTTACTCTTGAAGTCTTCAGAGATTTCATCACCATCAAAGAGACTACCAAAATCAGCAGACTCATAGTGAGACATCTTCTTCTTCTTCATGGTTTCTTCTTCTTCTGTTTCAAACTCGTCCAAGTCATCAACAGGATCAGCACCACCAGTAACAGGTTCAGCAACCTTTGGTGTAGTACCATCAGCAGAGATGGGTCCACCCTTCATGCCGGGAACTTCTGCAACATCTTCGGCTTCTCCGCCGGAAGAATGTCTTCTCTTCTTAGCGGTAGGCTCGGTTGCATTTCTAGCACCCTTCATCGCACTAAGTTTTCGTGGATCGGTATGTGATTCTTCGCCGAGGATTTCTCGGGCGGTTTCTAATGCTTTGTCAAGACTCATGTGAACTCTCCTATGTGTTCTTTTTATTTAGCGAATTATAAATTTCGCAGAAAATCTGCGAAGCAATAAAGTTTCGCTTCTTCAAGATTTCTTGAAGCCGTTTTTTCGATGACTTTTTTATGTGATTCAATAACTTTTGATGTGAGAATACCGTTTTCCCACACCCATTCTTTTCCTTCCATGATGCCTTGAACGTAGGCATCAGGAGCGGAAGGATCTGCAACAATATCAACTGCGGCAAGAGAGAAGTCATCTTGTACTTCGTTGATACCACCTTTGTTTTGTTTCAGAGAACCCATGCCCCGAGAAGATACGCCGATCTTGACACCCTCTTTGATAAGATCTTTTACAATCTTACCGTATGGAGTATCGAGAACTTTTGCATTTCCGTAGACATCATTACCATCAATGCGAAGTTCCTTGATCAAGTGTGAAACTCTTTCAAGATTGAGTTGAGGACCATCGGGGTGACCGAGTTCTCCCATCGCTCGTCTTGGCTTCACATATTCATCATTGTATCGACGAACTTCGTTCATCAAAGTTTTGTTTGGATAGACGCGACCATTACGATTCTTTTGCTCCGCCTGCATAAAGATACCGTCAATGTGGTATTGCTTCTCACCATTTACTTCTTCGGTGACAAGATTGATGTTGTCATTTACTTCTGTGATTAGTAACATATGTTTTCCTTAGAGTGGTCTTTGGGGTGATTCAGGGTTCCCATCATCGCCAGTGGTGTCGGGCTGATCAGTGGTTCCTTGATCCTCAGTAATGTTTTCCATACGTTCTAGAACTTTGCGACGTTCCTCTTCTGACAGTTTTGACAACCTGTTGTGAGACAATGCTCTAGCGGCGGCTTCTTTGAGTGACTGTTGTTGGCGGTAATTCATTTTTTTTCCTTCAAATATTTCCTTGCGAGATTGCATTTCTTCTACGAACAAGGTCTGCAATGTTTGCTTTGAGATTCTGCGAAAAAGGATTCGACAAAGGAAGCCTTTTACTATCATATCTATGCGTTGAGAAGATTGGATCATCTTCTCGGGTCTGTGGTTTTTGTGTTTGACTCGGATCTCCTTGTCCGATGGAATCACCACCGGACATTGTTTCTTCTTCATCATAGTCTTCAAGATCATATTCATCAAAACCACGATCAAGATCAGTGGATGTGAGAGAACCGGCTTTTAGCCTCTGGACAGGAACAGCACCCGTGCCTAAACCAAAATCAGCACGCTTTTTGATTTCACCTGTGAGTTCGTCGTATCGATCTTCGGGAGCCGCTTTGGATCCCGGTTCTCTAATACTGGTTGACGCGGATGTGTAAGGATCAGCGGAACCGGGACTTTCCAAGGGATTCCCTTCTAATGGTCCCATTGGATCAGGAAGTCTGGATTTAGGATCTTTGTTTCTAAAACCTTTGAATTGAAAAGGAGAAGAATCCTTTCCTACTTCAATATCCTTCTGACCCGGTGTTTGAAATGCCCTCAGATTTTTTTTTTCGGAGAGTTCATCATGGGTGGCATGCCGCCCATTCCACCTTGCTGCTGCATCATCTTTTGCATCATTTTCTTCATCATCATAGGATCCATTTGTGGCATTTCACCTTCGATGCCGGGGAAGTTTGGACGAAGTGGATCACGGGTGATCTTGGGTCCGGGGTATCCACCGGGAAGACCACCGGGACCGACTGGAACACTTGGATCATTAGGATCTACAGGATCATTGATACCGGGACTTGTTGATGGTGTTAGTGGATTACTTGGTGAACCCAGTGGAGCATCATCGGGAGTGCTTACAGGCATGTAAGGATTCCGGAATCTAGACGGTCTACTAGGAGGATTCTCATTTGGGAGATCAATAGGCTCACGTAGTTCATATGGATCGTAAGTCGGATCGGTATTGATTGGTCCTCTTGGACTGAAAGGACTTGGAATAAATCGTGGAGTTCCAATCTCGGCTTCAACACCATCTACTGGAGTATTGCCCGGAGGAACACCGGGGAAACCGGGATTCGGAACAATCTTAGGACCGGGACGACCACCTACTGGTCTGGGATCATAGGGAAAGTCGGGTGGGAAACCAATTGGATCACGTGTGATCTTAGGACCGGGACGACCACCTACTGGTCTGGGATCATAATCAGCGGGA